CAACATTGCCGACTTGGAAGCAAGTAAAGCTGATATTGAAGAAGGGGAAATTTGCTATGCGTTTGATTTAAACGCACATTTTATGATGGTAAGCGGTGATTTAATTCGTGTGGAAAGTTTGCCGGATGGTAATGAATATGACATTCTGCAAGTTAAAAACGGCGAATGGGTCGGCATCGATCAAATCAATGGCGGTAATTTTTAGATTTGGCAAATTAGGGCATTGATACGACGTAACCATGGCGCAAAAAATTAGGATCAAGCGTCGTCAGGCCAATGGCGGTGCAGGTGCGCCAACGACTTTGGCTTCTGCTGAGTTGGCTTTTAATGAAGCCTCACAAATTCTGTATTACGGCTTAGGTGACACCGGCACTGGCGAAGCAAATTCAGTCATTGCTATCGGCGGTCAAGGTGCATTTATTCCAAGTTCAGGCGGCACAGGTTACGTTAAAAGCATTTCAGTAACTGATGGCACTGGCCTTTCTAAAAGTGAAGATAACGGCAATGTAACGCTCGCTGGCATTGACGCATCTACAACTGTCAAAGGCGTTGTCCGATTAGCGACACAGGAAGAAATTAATAATGGAACGCCCGGCGTTGTGCCAGATGCCAGCTTATTTTTGTCTAATAAATACTCGCTGCCTATTGCATCGGCAAGTGTTTTAGGTGGCTTCAAAGTTGGCGCCGGTTTGTCAATTGATGGCGATGGCAAGCTGGATGTAACTTTAGAGCAAGGGACAATTTATAAAGGCGAGGCTGATTTTACTGATGCAGATGCAGAGCCAGAAGACGCAGATAATGGTTGGATTTATAGCAACAAAACAGAAGGCACGGCAGCTTGGACAGGTATAGACGGCGAGCCTGTAACTAAAGGCGTTCAGGCTATTTGGTCTGAGGAAGATAACAAATGGTCATTGATAGCCAGCGCTAGTGGCGTAACTGCTGTTACTGGCATTGATCCTATTGAGGTTGATATATCGACTAATGGTGCTGATGAACCCATCGTCAAAATAAAGGACAGCAGCGAATCACAAAAAGGCGCAGTTCAACTTGCGACAGACACGCAAATTACAAACGGGACTGCTGGAGTTGCAGTTCAGGCATCACAGCTAAAAAATGCTATTGACAACATTGATGCGTTGCCATCGGGTTCGGCAACTGGTGAATTACTGCAATGGGACAATGACACTGGGGAATGGAAAATTTCGGCTGAATTGGACGGAGGTACTTTTTGATGTTGTCTCCTGGCACAACTCCAAAAAAAACAACAGAACAGTTGTTTGATTTAGAGATGATCCGGCGTATTTGTATGGCCTCGGGCCATGATTCTAGTGTTGAGATAGCAGTTAAACTGCGAAGTGAAAACCAGTTGCTGCGTGCGGCTGTCGTGGAGTTATCCAATGAGCTTGACCGCACTACTAGGTAGCAGCGTTGACAACAGTTACCTGTCCGTTGCTGAGGGCGACAGCATTGCAGCACAGGCTTTGTCTGAGATTGCATGGGTCAGCGCCACAGAAATCGACAAAGAAAAGGCTTTGGTAAATGGCACCAAATGGATTGATACGTTGGATTTTGTTGGCGTGTTATGCGAAAAGACGCAGCCGTTGAAATGGCCGCGTCAAAATGCTGTATGCGGTGATTATTACTACGATTGCAAAGATGCACCGCCTCCGCAAATCGAGCAAGCAACTTTCATGGTTGCAAATGTATTGCTCGGTGATCCTAATTTCATAATTGGTGGGTTGCCTGGGTCTGGTAGCGAAGGCAATACTGGAACGCCAGGCGAGTTGGTGCCAGGTATTCCGAACAGTGATCTAAAAGAATTAACGCTAGACGTGATGAAAATTGTTTGGCGTGACGACGCAACAGGGCAATCCGGTGGCGTTGCATTATTGGATAAATTGCCTGTATTAAGTCAAATCTTGGGTTGTTTGACGACAACGGTTATTAGTTCCGGTTCCAGCCGCGTTATGTTGCGTGTCAGAAGCTGAACAGCTAACGCTAAAAATTGGCAAAAAAGAAAATGCGAAACGCAAGTCGCCAAAAGGCGGCTGGTTGGCTGAACCACTGTCTGCGCAAGAGCAAAAACATATTTCTCAAATGTACGTCGAGCATCATGGCTTAATTAAATTGCTTGGTGCTCAGCTAACCCGGAGGTTTCCAATGGTAGATAGCTTAGACGTTTTTAGCTGCATTGATATTGCATTTATTAAGTCGTGCCGCGCGTATGACGAAAACAAAGGTAAATTCAGCACGATTTTTACTAAATTTGCAACTGGTGAAATTCGACATTTTATCCGGGATCACAATTTTATGATCAGCGCTCCATCGTCAGTTCGCGAGCTAAGTGTTTCTGTCAGAAAACTTGCGGCACTGGGCCATACGTTGGCGGAAATATCAGATTTGCTGCAAGTTACAAAACAACAATGCAAAGACGCGATTGTCGCAACTGCTGGCATCAGCCACGATATTCAAGGGTTTGAACTTCACCAATGTGAGCGTCTTGGCCCTATGGATGTCCTGATCGCCAACGAGTCATCGGCAAACTAGATCAATAAATTGTTCAGCCATGGCCTTTTTTACTGCGTTTGGGTATGTGGTCTCAGTTTCAGAAACAGATATTTGTGGACAGCCTGGTGGCAGTACCAAAGTTGGTAATTGCACCAATGCAGCACTAAGCACAAGCGCAGATATTACCGAGGTAAAAACCTACGATGACACTGACGGTGGCTGGTCAAAAGGAGCATGCACTGGCGCTAGTTATACGTTTGAGATCACATGTAATGTCGATTTCAATGATTCGGGTTATGGCGTATTAAAAGCAGGTGCTCAAGGTGCTCCGACTGGTGTGTGTATAGGTTTTACGCGCACGTCTCCAGAAATGCCTGCTGGCTGTGACAGTGCTTTTGCCCTTGAACAGGCTGAGGCAGCAGTTGAAGGCAACGTTCGCGCAGGTAGTACTGAAACTGTGAGTGGCCTTGGTGTTGTTAGCAGTGTTTCGGAAGATTTACAGGCTGGCAACGTGGCCACCGCTACGTTCACAATTTCTGGAATTGGCCCTTTGGTTTACTCTTGATTATTTCGTAAAATCTTTTATATATCGAACAATGCGTTGTTGAAAGGGCAGTCTATCCATGGCTGCCTTTATCCAATTGCGACCAAGGTAAGAAGCATTGCCAAGGCCGTTAAGGACAATGCTTGCATAATCGGCACTCCACACCCATTTGGTGCCAATAGTGCGTTTGTTTCGCCGTCTTTTCATAGTTTTTGAATTTAACAGCGTTCCAGTGTCAACAATGTCTCTAAGGCCACGCTTTATGAACTGACCGTTTCGTCGTTTCGTGTTATTGGGCCAAAACCATTTAACGGCTTTTATTTCTTCGTCTAGTGCTTCGTTTAATTCCATCGAATAAGCATGCATCGCTTTTTCTCCGATCTTTTCAAATAAATTTTTAGGGATTTTAACTTTTGGCGGTTGTATTTTAACTCCTATCATTACTGATCTACTCCAAGATAATCTGAAGCAATAAGTCGCACTTTGTGGCCCAAAACATTCATTAAAGTTTCGCCTAACAATCCGGTGGACCCATATACAAAACGGCAGTCCTGAACCGTGCATTCATGGGAAGGCTCACCTGCAAACGTTAAAACAGCTTTTGTGCCTGCCCTGATGCGGTTGTCTAGCTGCGTTGGTGCAATGCAGTACCCCTCGTATGCCGCAACCTCTTGATCGATACCTGGCAGCTCTCTGGCATAACTGTTGCTGCCACTCATTGCACCGGGGCTGGTTGACGCGCCACGTCTTAAATACAAGCGGTAAGAAATGGTTTCATTAACGGGTTCGATGTTGCCAGTTTCTGGATCTTCTGCGACTTCATTTGTTGGCACCTCAAAAACAGCTACTGAGTTTTCCAATGACAACAGCGCACTTGTCACGGTATTTTTGCTTTCGCTAGATTGCCTGGCAAACTAGATGAAAGCATTTTGTAACTGTGGAAGCTGGATCGGTTGAACTAGATCTAGTTCTTACAGGTGTCAAAAAGGCGCAGTCAGAATTAAACGCATTATCTAGGCAAGTTGCCGAGGCAGCAGCAAAAGCAAATAATGTAACCGCGCGGCCAAAAATTGAATATAACAGTGCGGCAACACAACAGTTTAGAAGAGATATTGAACAAAGCAAAACGCTTTTAGGAAAGCTGCAAGTTGAAGCAAGAAAAGCAGGTGAAGTTGGTGGTAAAGCGTTTGAACAGATAGCAGCCGCTTCAAATCGTGCTGTTAAAAGTATTCAAGGTGCAGTTTTTTCTATAAAAGGTGGATTTGCTGCAATCGG